CCGCAGCCATCCTTGAGGACGCGCTCGTCGGTGAGCGACACGACGCACCACTTCAGGTGCGGGCCCATGAAGCGGACCTCGTGGTTCTTGCCGCGCAGATCCTTCGGAGCCGCGCCGAACTCGTGATATTCGAGCTTGGCGACGGTGGCGCGGTTGTTCGGCCGGTCGCGCGCCGGCGCCGACACCGACCGCACGTAGAGACGGCCGAGGTAGGTCATGTCGTCGGTGTGCACGGTGATGAGATCGCACGGGCGCAGCTTGTAGGCACAATGCGCCCAGAACTCCGGCTCGAGCACGTGCTCGAACGGCGTGCCTTGCGGCGTCACCGCCGCGAAATGGTTTTGGATGTCGGCGCCGCTCGCGCCGACGAGCTTCAGACGACTCTCGGACAAAGCGCGCGGCAGATCAGACACCGCCGTCTCCGTCTTCTCCAGGGTTGCAGCTTTAGCCATTACAGAGCACCTCTCGGTTGCAGGTTCAGTTGAGCAGAATGCCGCCCTTGCCGGGCATCATCTCGCGCATGGCTTTGATGGCCTCGGCCTGTTCGTCATTCGACAGGATCACCGGCTTTTCGAGCGCGTCGGTCCGGATGATCAGCGTCAGCTTTGCGCCCGGGAAGAGCTCCTTGATCTCGCGCATGTTGTCCTGCAGATGCTCGGCGATCGTGCGCTGAAGCGCGCTGCGCGGCTTGAACAGGCCCATGCGGGATCCTCCTCAGGAAATTAAAAAGCCCGGCGCCGAAACGCCGGGCTCTCTGTGCCAGTCCGGCCAGCGATCAGGTGATCGCGGTCGGCGCGGCAACGGTCGCGGCACCAGTGGTCGCGCTCGCCGCGGAGCACTGGTAGCGCTTGTACTTCGGACCGGTGGGGTTCACCGCGTCGACGAGATCGCCCACGCGCATGCCCTTGTTGTAGGCGTCCGCGAAGTAGCTGGCGCCGACGATGGTCGCGTCGGCGTCGGCGGTCGAATACGTCCAAATCTGCGGGACGCGACCTTCGATGCCGCCGGAGACCAGCAGCGTCAGGGTGTCGGGAGTGTAAGCCACGATTGTGACCCTCTGTTACGCGCGGAGACCTAGCGCTGCGCGAGCGGGCGAAGCGCCAGGCTCAGCTGCTGGTTACGTGTACTTCGAGCCGTCGTGGGTGACCACGACGATGCCGGCGTTCTGGAGCACCGACGAGCCCATGAAGATCGAGGAGCGCGCCCAGTAATAGGCGTTCTCCTCGTTGTAGCCCGCGCGGACATCCATCTCGCCGGAGTTGACCGCGTGGCCGAGGGCCGCGCGATGATAGGCGAAGCAGCTCTCGCTGGCCGTGCCCACGCCGGGAAGATGCGGATGCTTGATCCAGTTGAAGCCGCCCCAGCGGCGGAAGCGGCGCGCCGGCCCGGAGAGCGGCTTGATCTCGACGAGATCGGCGTCGTTGAACTCCTTGATCTGCATGAGGTAGGCCCACGCAGCGGGAGTCACGGCGAAGAAGAGGTTGTCCTCTTCGGTCGTGTCGACGTCGTTGAGGTCGAGCTTGCTCATCGCGCGCATCGCGAGAGCAAGGGTGAAGGTCTGGGCGGTGCCCAGATTGTTGGTGCCGGTCGCCAGGGCGGAGATGATGTCCTGGTCGATCTTCCGGTTCAGCACCTTGACCGTCGACATCTGCATGATGCGGCGGCCATCGCCCTGCGAGGCGAAGATGTTGAACTCGGTGCGCTGCGGCTTGTCGTGCCACTCGACCAGGGTCGTGGGGACCGTGGCGAGGGAGTCGACGCGCGGAGGGATGTTGCCGTTCAGGCCGCGAGTGACGGCGGTAGCGCCGCCGGAACCGGCAACCAGGAACTGCGCCTGGTTACCCTTGATCACCGCCTCGGTGGTCGCGGTCGTGCGAAGCCAGCTCTGGCCCTGCTCGAACTGCGCGATGAATTCCTGGCGGTATTGGATTTGGAAGGCCGAGTCGGCCATGGTCCAATACTCCGATGAGCATCATGGTCGAGCCTCCGTTCGGGGTGTCCGCGCGCAGACCTCCGGGGTGCCGCGCTTGAAGGCGCGGGCCATCGGCATTCGCTCGGGGCTTCACATTGGCGGGTGTATTCGCTCAGCCGGAGCCGCTTGAGACGGGGTGTCCGGTGAACGCGAATTGCTAGGCCGCGCTCGTCGATCCGACGATGCGCGTCTTGAAGGGCTTGCCCGGCTCGGCGATCGCGATCTTCGCGTCGTTCACCGAGATCAGGGAGCCGTAGAGCGGCGAGGCGCAGCGCTGCGCCAGCGAGCGCAGCACGAGCCGGCGCTGATTGCGCGTGATGTTCGCGCTCGAGCACCAGGCCCGGTACTCGGCCGCGTGCGCGAGCAGCTCCTCCATCAGCCGGAAGCCGGGATCCGCGATGTAGCGGCGCCACCAGGCCTCAGGGTTCACGCCCTGCCGATCGCCGTGCACCTGCTCGTGCACGTGCAGTTCGTGCGTCACCTCAATCCCGTGCGGATTGTAGATGACGTCGCCCCACGCGAAGATCGGCTTGCGGTGCGCGGCTTCCGGGAAGGCCGCGAGGATCTCCGCGTAGATCGGCGGGAAGGCGTTGACGACGCGCATGCGTTATGCCGCCGACTTCGCGCGATCCTTCATCGTCTCGCGGGCGCCGAGGAGCTCGCGATACTCGTTCTGCATCGCCTCGCTCTTCCAGTACTGGTTCCACTCCGGCGTGCCCTGCTGCGCCTTCATGTACTTCGTCTCGATCTCGGCAATGCGCGTCTCGACGCCGGTCAGGCCACCGCCCGCCGTCGCCGGCAGCACCGCGGCCGCCGGATTGATCTCTTTCGCCAGCATGAGCATGGCGCGGTTGAAGTTCGGATCGTCGCCGAGCATGCGACCATCCGGTGTGCGCGCCGTCAGCAGGCGATCGCGGATCGCCTCCGGCATCATGTTGATGAGGCCGGTGACGGCGTTGTTGTTCGCCGTGAAGTCCTTGCCCCACTCCTGGCCGAGCTCGACGAGCGTCGTCTGCTTGAACTGGCCGTCGGCGGCGATCTGCTGCTGCTGCGCAACCGCCTGCTGCTTGAAGAACCAGTCGACGGCCTTGTTCGCGGCGTCGGCCGAAAGGCCGGCCTCGAGCGCAACGTCCTTCACGAAGCCTTCGACCAGCGGCTTGTCGGTCTCGCCGATCACCAGGCCATCGGAAAGCTTGAGTGCGCCGAGATAGCCGGCGGCGTCTTTCGGCAGCCCCTGCGCCTCGCGCCAGGCCGCCTTCTGTTCGTCGGTCGCGTTCGCCGGCAGCGGCGCCGCAGGAGCCTTCAGCTCACCGCGATCCATCTTGCCGCGCAGCTCGAAACCCGACGCGGCAAAGGCCGCCGGCGAGTCGTAGCGCTTGAGAATGTTCAGCTTCGCCTGGTCGCCGCCGGCGAGCTCCTCGCGCCAGTTGTCGGGCCACTTCGCCGCGGCCGTGATCGCCGGCGCATCCGCGCCCGCTGCGATCGTGCCCGCGCCCTTGGCCGGCTCGGCGGCAGCAGCACCCGCGGCAGGCGCCGCAGCTGCTGCAGCTGCAGCGGCAGCACCAGCGGCCGGCGCGCCAGCAGCTGGCGCAGCCGCCCCAGCAGCCGGGGCCGCGGCTCCGGCCGCGGGCGCGGCAGCAGCCGCAGCAGCTGCAGCGCCGGCGCCGTCATCCGGCGCGCGCATGATCATTCCAGCGAACGGCGTCGTGCCGAGCAGTTGAGACCGCAGAAGCCAGCTCATGGATAGTCTCCCAGGTTAGTCAGCGCCGACGGCTATTCGCCGCTCGGCGGAGATTGGTCGCGATGGTCCGGCCGCATGCGCAGCAGCCGCTTGATCTGCGAAGCCGGCCAGCGCTTGCCCTCGGCAAAGTCGGACGCCCGGCGGCCGTCATCGCCGCCCGGGTAAAAGCTCATCCGGCTTTCCTCGCAGAGCTTGTCGATGACGAGCGTCAGGACGCGCTGCTGCTGGCCGGCGTTCGCCTTGCCCTGCTGCAGCGCCTGCAGCGCGAAAATGTCCGCGTCCTCGATCGCAAGCGGCCCGTTCGGCATCTGCCACGGCATGCGCAGCTTGCCGTCGGCCGCCTTCGGCTTGCGCGGCGGTGGCGCGATGGACCCGCGAGGACTGCGCATGTCAGCTCACCGACGCCGGCGCCCAGCGGGCGCGCAGCTCGAGCGTGTCGGCCTGCCGGTAATCCACCGTGCCAACAATCGCGGATTGATCGAAATCGCCGGCGACGTGGCCGAGCTCGGCGCCGCGCTTGAACGACTTGAGCGCCTGCGCCCGATAGAACGGCGGCCAGGATGAAAAGCTATTGGGCTCGCCGACGAGCTTCTCGAGCTCGGCCGTCGGCCGGACGTGCTCGACGTGCTCCCAGGCCGTGAGCTCGACGGCGGCGGTCACTGTGTCAGCCCCGCCTTCTGCAGCGCGGTGGCAGCGTCGCCGACGTTCTCGACTGCGTTGGCCATCTTGCTGCCGTTGTCCGCCGCGGCGCCGAGCCGTGCGGCCATCGCATCCTGTTGCTGCTGCTGGCGCTGCTGCGCCTTGATCGCGTCGGCCTGGTCCTTGTCGCGCAACCAGGTCGGCTTCGCGCCGGTGCCCGGCACCGCATCGCGGAAGGCCGTGTCGGTGTCGACGTCGGCCGCCAGCGTCGGATCGATCTGCATCGCCGCGCCGAGCAGCTGGGCGAGGTTCTTGAAGCTGTTGGTGGTGCCTTCTTCCTCGGCCGCCACGAGCGGGTCGCGGAACTTGAAGCTCACCTCTCGCCCGCGCAGCGCCGGCGGCATGTCGAGCGGCGAGCCGAAGGCGCCCATGTGCAGCAGCGTGTCGAACACGTCGTCGCAGAGCGCGCCGTTGTATTCCTCGCGGATCGGGTCGAAGAGCGGCGTGGCACGGCGGATGAACTGCTTCATCCGCTCGCCGTATTCGAACGCCGTCATTTCCTTCTCGTCGTACTCAGGCAGATTGAGCACGTTGAGGTAGAAGGCCTCGTTGATGACCTTCTCGATCTTGTCCTAGTATTCGGTGCCCAAGTTGAGCCCCTCCGGGTGGAACTGCATGGGCTCGAGCACCGAGCCGGTGCGCTCGTCGTAGTCCGGATCGACCCAGTTGATGGCGCCGGCGTAGAGGTTCACGCCGCCCTGGATGGCGTCGCCGACCGCCTTCATCGGCGGGTCTACGATCTTCGAGCCGATCTCCAGGAGCATCAGCGTCATCTGCTGAAGCATCCGGCCATCGGGCAGCGCCACGATCGCCGACGGCGAATAGGCGTATTGCGAGAAGCCGCCGATCGTCACCCAGCGCGGCACGACGTAGCCGAGCTTGCGCTGCGGCACCTCCTCGAGGATGGTGTCGTGCTCCTCGTCGACGACGATGCTCACGAACGGCATCTTCGGATTGCGCTTGCGGGTGTAGCCCTCCTCGTCCTTGCCGAACGAGTCGTACTCATCCGCCGGCAGCACGATGGCGCGGCAGTTGATCTTGCGGCCAGGGTCTTTCTTGACCTTGTCGTCGAGCTGGCTGCTCATCTGCCAGTTCTGCGACGCGCCGAAGCGCTGCAGCTGGCGCGCCTCCGGCGCCCACTTGCGGTGGAAGCTGTCAATGACGAGCTCGGCGCTCTCCGTCCAAACGCAATCGCGCAGGTGCCAGCAGCGGAACAGCATGCCGTCGCGCATGGCGTTGACGCGCGGCTCGATCACGCACTGCCCGGTCAGCACGTAGTCCGCGTCGCCTTCCTTGGTCGCGCGCTTGAACTGCGAGCGCCGATCGTTGAAGACGCCGCGCATGACGTCGTCGCAGCCGGCGAGCCAGGCCGCCGACGAGCGGTCCTTGTTGACCGCATCGATGTCGGTCTGCGCCTTTGACCAGGGCATGCCCGGCGGCCGCAGGATGGCGCTCAGCGAGCTCGAGAGCTCGCGATGCGCCAGCACCGGGCGGCCGGTCATCAGGTAGCTGGCGAATTCCTCGGAGATGTAGCGCGCACGCGTGAAGTCGGCGCGGATCGGATAGAAGTTCTCGGCGAACGTCTGCCACAGCGTCAGCAGCGGGAAACGCTTCGAGAATTCGCGATCGCCGATCTCGATCAGCTCGCGGCAGCGTGATTTCATTTGCCGCCGAGCACCGGGCTCGAATACGGCGCGGCAGAGCTGCTGCTCCCGCCGCCGGCGATCGTCGAGCGACCCTGCGCGGTGGTGAGGATGCTGGCGCTGCGTCCGGACCGCCCAGCGGCGGTCAGCGCCGCCTGGCGCGAGGCTTCCTTGCTGGCAACGCCATAGGGATCGGGCATCGGCGGCGGAGGCGTCGGCGTCGGAGGCGGCGGCACGTCCGCCGGCGTCTGCGCCTTGGTGAACATCTGGGTCATTACGCGGCCCTCAGTTTCAGATTGGGGATCGCCTCTGGCTTCCGCACGCCGCCCGTCTTCCAGTAGACGGTGCTCAGATCGCCCTGCTCTGCGGCGCTGCGCTCGTCGATGAGGACCTCGCCGGCGGGCACGTCCTCGGGGTCGATCGCCTTGCTGTCACACAGCGCGAAGCCCTGCGGATCGATGACGTAGCGCGGCCGCGCCACAGCGACGGGCGCTGCAGCCCCATCGGCGTCCTCGCTGACGATGCGCAGGCTGCGCGAGAGCGGCGTACGCGCCGGCTCGACGTCGGTAATGACGATCGGCTCCTCGAGCCCGTAAGCCTCGTTGAGCGCCATCGCGATCATGCGCATCCAGTTGACGCGCTGGCCGCGCGGCCACGGATTGCCCGGCGCCGGCAGCTTCGCCACGAGCGCGGCGAGCAGCGGATCGTCGAGCCCGGTCTTGCGAGCTTCGCTCATCAGCGCCTCTTCAGGTTAGGGAAGCCCACGCCGGCGGTCGTTTCACGCGGCGGCCGCGGGACGCGATCGACGTTGAGCTTGCGCTCAACATCGCCCACGCCACGGCCGAGGCGCTCGGCGATCTCGGCCGAGCTCGCGCCGGCGCAATCCATGCACTGGGCTTCGACCAGCTCCTCGAGCGTCCATGGGACGCGATCACCATCGGTCTCGAGCTTGCGATCCGAGAACGGCACCGCAGACTCGCTGCCGTTGAGGAAGCGCGTCATCGGCGGTTCTTGAACTGCGAGAAGCCGACATTCGCCGTCTGCGGCCGGTTGCCTTGCTGGCCAGCGCGGACCGCGCGTGCGATCGCGCGATTGCCTTCTGACACCAGCATCGCGACCGTGTCGCCCTTGTCCGGCGATCGGCCGAGCAGCTCGACGATGTCTTTCTTGTCCTCGAGCAAGATCCCGCGCGTCGTAAGCTTCCAATGGACCGCGGTCAGGTCACCCTTGAGCTCCTGATCCGGCGGCAACGCGATCGCCGAGCCGCCCTCCTGGGACGGGTCGAGCTCCTCGCGCAGGCGCCAGTAGGACTCGGCGCGCTTGTTGTAGAAGCCGAGCTTGCCGTCGCGCGTCTTGGCGGTCGACTGCACCACGCCGTTGAACGCGACCACGTTCTCGATGCCGTTGTCCTTGAGCGCGATGACGGTGTCACCGCCCCAGCCGCCGCCGACGTCGACGATGACCGGGCAGCGATCGCGCCGGACCTCCACAACCTTCGCGGCCGTGATGCGACCGGTGCGATCGACCTGCTTCTCCGAGTCGAGCGGCCCAACCCAGGCGCCGTAGCGATAGCCGATGACGCGGTTGTCGCCGCCACCAGGCGCGACGTCGACCGCGACCGCACTCATTGCCAGGCGTGCCGGAGGCTTCTCCGACCAGCGCTGCATCGCCGCTTCGACCCAGGCCGTGGGAATGACCTGATAGTCGCTGTCCTTGAGGCCGACCGTGAAGTCGCCGTCGCGGTAGACGCGCCGCAACTCCTCCGGCAGGCCATCAAGCTTGGTCGCGTAATCGGTGCGCGCGAGGTCGGGATTATCCGACAGCCGCGAGCGAATGAACGTGCGCGACGTCGCGCGCAGCATGCGGCCGCCGACGTCGTGCGGGCCGGGCCCGTCGACCTCGGTGTCCTGGCCCCCCATCTGCAGGAACCAGCGCAGCTCGCCGTCCTTGGCAGGCCGCGGATGTTTCGGATCGAGCCACGGCGCCCAGCGCCGCAGGATCCATTGCCCTTCCGCCGTCGTCGGCCCGTTCGTGGCACCAACAACGCGGCAGCGCTGGCTCGGGTCGGTCGACCGGTTCCAGGTGTTGATGAAGACGTACTGGCTCTCGAGGAAGTCGGCGAGCTCATCGTAGCCGATGAAGTCGCGCGCCTTACCCTTGAAGCGCTGCTTGTCGCGCTCGAGCTGGCAACCGCGCAGCTCGACGAATTTCTGCCCCTGGCGCCAGGTCGGTGGCGTCGACCGATACCCGGTATTCGAGCCGAGGATCTCGACGAGCCGATTGCCAAGATCGCCGGCGTCCGCGTCGATGCGGCGCAGAACACGAGCCCGCGTGTGCTCGTTGAGCGCCAGGCCGAGCAGCAGGTCGCTCTTTCCGCCGCCGGCCTCGCCGCCATACAGCAGCTCGTCCGCCTCGCAGAAATACGCGGCCGTCTGAGGCCCGACGTTCGGGACCCAGCGATGCGAGGCGGTCGCCGCGAGCGCCTCGCGCTCGATCGCCTCCCGTTCTTTCGCCGGGAGTGCCTTGACGCGCGCGAGCAGCTCGTCAAGCGCGCTCATTCAGATCAGGTCGACGCGGCACCCTGAGCAGCACCGGCCGGCTGTTGCTCCTGCACCTGGCCGGCGCCGGTAGAACCGGCATTCGCCGGCGGCGGATCGACCGGCGGCAGCTGCGGCACCGGATGCTCGAGCTTCGCGATGCGGGAATGCAGGTCACCAACGCCGCCCGCGATCGCGGCCAGCTCTTTGGAAACCTGCTGCTGCAGCGAGGTGAACAGCTCGCTCGTCTTTGCCTCGAACGCCGACTTGATCTCGGCCTCGAGCTTCGCGACGTCGACACCGCCGCCGCCGATCTTCTCGAGCTCGCCGGCAAGATGCTTCACAGCATTCAGCAGACCATCGCCGGCTTCGGCGTAGAGCTGCTCGACTTTCGCTACCAGGCTCATGTGCTCTCCTCAGGTTGAAGGAATTCCGCCGCCGCCGGGGCCGGCCGGTCAGTGAGCGCGCGTGGAGCACGCGTGACCGGCATCCCGACCTTCAGGCGCCAGGGCCATTCTCCGGCTGGTCTGAAGCGGACCTACTGCGCGGCTTACGCCGCGGCGATCTGGATCAGCTCTGCGGCTGGACCTGGAACATCAGCACCGCGGCCGAGAGGTTGGTCGCCGCGGTCTGCTGCACCTGGCCGGCCACGGTCGCCGTCGACTCGAAGCTCGCGGTGACGTCGCCGGGCGTGGTCAGGTTGGTGACGTTGAGGACGTTGTCGCCGACCTGCACGCCGGCAACCGCGACGGCGCCGGCGCCGTTGTGGCCGAGCGTGGTGACGACGATGTCCGAGCGCGTGCACGCGATCGGCACGCCGTCGAGCACGAGGGCCGACTGGCCGCCCGTCTGACCGTCGCCAACGATACCGAGCCGGCGGCCGTGGAGCCAAAGCAGGACCTTGTCCGCAAGGTTTTGCAGAGCCATCGCAGTCTCCTCGAGAGCTGATGTAGGGGAGCCGCGAAGATCCGCGCGGCGCGGAAATCAGGTCAGGTCTTGTAGAAGCTCGCCGTAACGATCGGCGTGCCGGCGCTGATGACGCTCATCGTGGTCGCGCCCGGCGGAATGATGAGCCAGTCCGCATCGCCCTGCTGCTTCACGAGCTCGCAGGCCGTGCCGTCGTCGATGTCGCCCGGCACCGTGGCCGGTCCGGCACCAAAGACGTAGTAAAAGTCCGCCGTGCCGGCGAGGCGCACGTACGCCGAGCCAGCCGGAATGCTGATCGACTCCGCAGTCGTTGCCGCGAGCAGGCGCGACGACACGTAGCTCGGCGCCGAACGCGGATTGCAGCCCGGCTCTTCGACGCAGATCGTCGCGAGCGAACTCAGCACATTGGCCATAATCTACCTCGCTTTTGCCTTCGGCTTCGGCTTTACCTTCGCCTTCGGCTTCGGCTTTGCCTTCGCCTTCGCACCGGCCTTGGCCGCAGCTGCAGGCCTTGCCGGCGCACGCGCAGCGCGCTCCAGCAGGAACGCGATGCGGCGCGCCACATCCAATTCGTCGAGCGGCTCGGTCGCGTCGGCAACCTCGATCGGCTTGCCATCCTTGCCCGTGTGCTCGTGCTTGTCCGGTTCGAAATGCCGGCGCAGCTCCGAGAGAGCGCCCTTCTTGTCGTGCAGCTCGAACCGAAGCTTCTTGACCTCGCGCGCCTCTTCGCCGGCGCCTTCCATGTAGGTCTCGATCGTCAGCGACTTGATCGCCGCGGCGTGCTCCGGCGCCATCTCGCTCAGCGACTGCACCACGTCCGCGGTGTCATCGCTGCGCACGACGACGTTCTGAATGTTCGATCGGCCGAGCTTCGAGAGCTCCTCGAGCACCTCGGTGAGATCCATCACCGCGGCCCGCTTGGCCTCTTCGGTGACCGCCCCGACGAGCTCGTCGTGGCGTGCTGAGAACTCAGCATCCTTCATCAGCCGCGACCACGCCGTCTCCGCCGCGCGCTGCGACGAATTCGGGTAGACGGACTGATACGCGCGCCAACCGACGCGATCCGAATTTGCAATAAAGGCCGCTAAAACGGCTTCATGCTTGGCGTTTTTGAGGATCGGCATTATTGATCCACCACCGCCGAGATCGCCCGATCGCCCACAATGATGGTCAAAAGATCGGCGGCGAGCCGGTCCGGATGGACACCGCGGCGGTTAGCCTCTTTGCTGAGTGCCTCAGCAATCGCAGCAGTCACCCAGCAATGCACGACCGAGGTGCGCCGAGGAGGCAATTCCTTCGGCGCCGGCGCGACCGTCACAGGAAGTCCTTTCCCGCGTGGTCCTCGAGCTCGACTTCGCGGCGATCGTAAATCGCCAGCGAGCGCGGGTCCGCGTGCCGCGTGATCTTCATCGCCTTGAATGGGTCCACCTTGTCATCGAGAGCTTGCGTCACGAAACCGGCGCGCAGCGAGTGACCGGAGAAGATCGCTTCATCCAATCCCGCTGCGCGCGCTGCGCGCTTAACGATGCGCGCAACCGACCGCCCCGAAAGCGCCGCCTGGCCGACGTGTCCGTGGCGATCGATCTCACGAAAGATAGGGCCTTCGGTAATCCCGGAGGCCTCTAGCCAGGCATCCAGCGCCGCAACAGGCTTGAGCTTGCGTCCGGTCGGCACCGGCACCGATTGACCCTTGCCCTCCTGGTCCGTCTTCGAGCGACGGATGTGCAGGATGACGCCGGAACCGCGGCGCTCGACGTCGTTGACATTTAAGTCAACAAGTTCCGAACGCCTCAGAGCCGCAGCAAAGCCGATCAGCAGCAGCGCGCGATCGCGGATGCCGGCGAGCGTCGCCGGCAGCTGCGCGAGCATGAGAGTGATCGCCGCGGCCGCGGCCGGCGCCTTGCGGTTCGGTCGCGTGCCCTTGGTGCGCCGGATCCCGCGAAGGACCGCCCTGACACCCTCGGCGCCTGTCGGCGGCTCGAGCTGGGCAGCGCGGTGTGCGTAGCGGATGGCGGCACAGCGCCGCACGATCGTCGAGGCCTTGAGCCCCTTGTCGGCGAGCTGCGCCAGGTAGCGGGCGACGACGAGTGGACTAGATGGGAGCGGTGCTTCCGAAACTAGTCCACACCAATCGAGAAAGTCAGCCCAATCAGAGGCATAGGCGCGCCGCGTGTTGGAAGACTTTTCGGCCGCCAGATAGGCGCGGACCGAGGCGAGCGGATCGACGAGCTCGCCCATGATATGACCGCCCGATGCCGCTGCAGATCAGGAGCGAGGTGAGAGGCCGTTCGACCGTCCTTCCGGGCCGGTACGACGATGGAGACGCCGCAGAGGCGGCAGTCGCCGCTTTGATCGGGAATCGCCGCGCGCAGTACCAGACCTACGACGACAGCTGGAGCTTCATCGACGATGACGGTGCCGTCGTGACGCTCACAATCGAGCCACAGGCCTGACGTCCGAGACTGACGCTTATCGGACACCAGAAACGCAGCTGACCGCCCGCGCCGATCCAGGCACCCACATCGTCGACCGGAACCAAGCGTACTCAGGGTCACCGGAAGGCGTGCGTGCAACGCCACTCGCCAAGGACGCACCAGCCTGCCAGTGCTCCGGAAGGCAGCCTTCGAATTGACGACGCAGCAGGGCTTTCAGCGCGCGCCGCGGGGGATCCGGCCAACAATCAAAACAACGGCGATCGTTGTCGGGAAGCCGCTCAACGGCGGCAATCGTCGCGGCGTCGCTGATCCGGAAGAGATCGTGCCGCTCGTGCAGATCCGCAGCAGTCATCGCTGACTGTACCTCGTGCGCGACTCATCCGCGCGGCCGCGTTCGGCGGCGAGCTCGTAGGAGCCCGGCCGCCTGCCGGTGCGCGCCCATTCGGCGAGCTGCAGCGCGTCCTGCCGCGCCTGGGAGCGGTCAAGGTAAAATGGCTCGAGATCGCCATTGCGGCCGACGACGCGGATGCGTCCGATCCGTTCGGCAAAAGCCTCGAGCTCGATCGCCAGCTGCGCGGTCACATGACGGTCCCCAGACAACAAAAAACCCGGCAGCCGTCGCCGGCTCCGGGGTGAACTTTCGATCGTCCGATCCTCGTCAAGCTCCAGGCGCATGTCCATCGGCACCGGTCGACGTGGTTAATAGTCCCCTTCCGCCGGCGGCATGCTGACGGCAAGACTTACCGGCGGATGGATCCTTCCAAGAACAAGCAGGGTCACGCTCGCGCCGGCGATCAGTCGCGCGAGCTCGTCAGGTGTAGGTTGCCAGGCGCTCATCATGGCAGGCCCTGCAGCCGTCTCGATGTCTTGAACAGGCAGGCCGCAGCAAGGACCTTTAGTCGCCTTGTCCCAGTCAGGAGGGGCACCGAGAACGCGAGTCGCATTTGGGATACGGCCGACAAGCATGTGATCCTCCTATTGCACCCACGGGCTCGGATGCGCCGCCGGCGGCAGCGCCTCGTAGCTCATCAGCAGCGGGCGCAGATGATCGGCCAGCGTGTCGAGCGCCTGCCACCAAATCGAGTATTCGATGCGTTCGAAGGCTGCCTCGCGCGGCTCGGGAAACCAGCGCAGCGGACACCGCGCCGTCGGGCCGTAGTGTCGGCCGCGCCGGCCTTCGACGACTCGCCCGGCCTCGTCCTCGAATTGAATGACGGGCTTGCCGTTGCGGCCGATCAGCGGCTCCGGTTCGGGATCTCTCGACCATCGCGGCCGCGTGCCCATGCGCGCGTGCATCGCCACCAGGCCCGGGCAGCCGATCGTCAGGCGCGCCAAGGTGATCTCCTGGTCTGTCAGCAGGCCGCCGAGCGGCCCGACCAGGCTGACGCGCGTCGCCGGCCAGTCGATCGCTGCGTCATCAAGCGACAGGATGGCGTGCTCGATGATCAGCGCGTCGGGATGCGGCTCGCCGAGCGCCGCCGGAAATCCCGGTTCGCCGGCGGTCTCATCGATGTTGGTGCCCATGTCGACGAGGCGCCCGAGCGGCGAAACGTAGCCAGGCAGATCGCCAATCGTCCGCTTCGGGATCTCATCGCGCAGCGCCCACTGCAGCAGCTTCTCTGTGTCGACCCGCTGCCGCGTCCTTTGCAATCCCATGGCGCCGTCCCGCTGTTGTTAGTTCGTGCGTCTCCCGTCGATCGAGGCGAGGCGCGGCGGCGAGCGGGCGGGCGTTTGCGGGAGCCAGGGAGGCAGGCCGGTCGGCGAGAAGGCGACGTCGGCGCCGAGGATGATCGACCAGGAATCGCTGCCGCAGAAACCGCGGCCCGGCGTCATGAGCACGGCAGCAACCGACACCGGCCCGATCGAGCGACAGGCGTCGCGCAGCGCTGCGCCCGCGCATTCGAAGACGGCGTCGCGGGAGGGGCCGAGGATCACCACCAGGCCGGCACGGTACACACTGACCTCGCAACCGTGCTGCGCAGGTGGCGCCACGACCGGAAGATTCCCGGCCATGGCGCCGGGGGGCAGCAGAAAGCTCAATCGATAGGGCTCGCGGACGGGACGCATGGCACCGACCCCACGCGACTCCTCTGACACGCTAACGTTGCGAGGGACTTAACGGACAAACCTCAGGCATTCGTTGAGGCGATGGCCTCTTCGATGAACACAACCTGGTCGCGGTCGATTTCGACGGCGCGCGTCATGCCGCCCCGCCGCTGTTCCACAACGACTGTGCTGCCACGGTCCTCCAGGAACCGGAACCGACAGTGCACGTGGTCGCCGTCGAGGAAGAAGATCGGCCGGCAGGTCGATCTGAAGACGAGCCAGCCGACGCCGTCGTGCGCGGCTTCATAGACGGCGAGCCAGGGCTCACCAGCGCGCACGAACTGCCGGTAGGTGACCGGCCCGCTCTCGTAGTGCAGCACCTGCGCAGAATTCGGGAGGTTTTCCTCACGCCCCACACGGATCGCAGCCCCCCGGTCGAGGCCTCGGTGCGCCATGCTTTGCCCCTGTGCCGCTCGCGGCGCGGGTAGATTTATACCCGTTTGCCGCGCGCCGCCAGTGACTTAACAGCCGCAGTTGAAGCGCTGCTAGAACAGCGAGCCGATCTCTTGGGCATCGGCCTCCAGCTCGCCCGCGATCTGCTCCTCGCGATCGGCCAGTGCCGAAAGCGCCGTCAGCAGATCCGTGGCGCTGGTCGGCCCGCGCATGATCTCGCGGCCGGCGCCAGGCCGCGGCCCGCAGATCGTCTCCCGCGAGCGACCGATCTTGCCGGCCGCCGTCGCGACGCGGCCCTGCGCAGCCAGCAGCCGGTCGAGTTGCACCTGCACCGGCCCGCGAGCGGTGCGTCGCGCCTGCGGCGGAGCGAACTGCCTCACGACGTCGGAGACCTCTCCGGCGAGCCGTTCTCCCTGCTCACTCGTGCTAGCCATGGCCTTTCCTCCTGCTGCTGATGGCGATCGCCGGCCCGAGCGGCAGCGGCGGTCCCTGCGCCAGGTGCTTCCTGCGCGCGATCTCGTCGTCGACGAGAGTGAGGAAACGGCCGGCGCGGAAACCCGTCGCGCTCAGGCCATCGAAGATCTCGCGGAGCGCCGTCGCATCGCCGCCCAACGATGCGCGCCAGCGCCCGACCCGCATCTGCGCGACGCTGAGGATGCACTCGGAGCGCTCGACCACCAGGCGCACGCCCGCCGTGGAGAGCCATTCCTCCGCCGCCTGAGCGTCTGCAGGGGGGGCACCGGAATCGCTGCTGTCCTTTCGGACAGCCTGCGGCGTCTCCTCCGCACCGCCCCCGGAGTTTTCCCCAGTCACGCTTCTAAAATCTGTGCTCTTCTCTGGCGTGACAGTCACGGTGTCACGGCGTGACACCGCGTGACGTGTGGACAACCCGCGCGCCGCGTCGGAGAGGCCGCTGATCTCGTTGGCCAATTGCACATTGAGCCGTTCGAGCTCTTCGTCCGGCATCTGCATGAGACGCCGCTCGATGCCGTCGCGCTCGGCCGCGGCGATCGCATCGCGGCGCGCGAGCTCGGCCAGCTTCTTGCGTATGTACCTGCGCAGCCGCTCCCGCGCCTTGCGGGCCTTGGCCGTGTTGTCCTCG